ATTATTGAGTACGTAGTTAGCTAATAACTAACTTTCATAGTGGGGAGTAACATCCCCACTATACATCCATGAAAAAACAAACGAAATAAAAACAGTTTTACATTTACAAAATAAAGATTATATCTATCGTTATGTTCTGGTTGATAGATTTAAACATACATCAACTGCACATAATGGTTTTGATAAAGATTTAGAACTAACAGAAGCTGAAATATTTGCTTTAGTTAAACCAAGAAAACTAAGAAGAAAGTACATTATTAAAGATGACTCTAAGTGATTTTGATCCAAGATTATTAGATAACTATACTACACCTAAGCATTTATTACATTTTCAATGGAGTGGTTATAATAATATCTATAGATATGCTTTAGTAGAAATACTTGCACCCAATAAGATTAATTCAAAAACAAAACAAAAGGAAGATGAACAAGGAATATCTCAAGAAGATATTTGGAAAAAATACAATATTGTAGTAAAGAAAGACTAATATGGCTTCAGTTGTTCAAATATGTAATGGTGCGTTAAATCAGTTAGGTGCATCCACCATCTTAACTCTTACCGAAGATTCTAAGAATGCTAGACTTTGTAATGCTAGATATGAGAATGTACGAGATGCAGTATTTAGACATCACCCTTGGAACTGCATACAAAAAAGAGTTCAGCTACCAGCAGATACAGCATACCTGCTTGGGGATTTACTTCACAATTTACCTTACCTGCAGACTGCCTAAGATTACTTAGAATATTAGATTACGAATCAGATCATTTAGTAGAAGGTAGAAAGATATTAACTAATAGCACTACTATGAAGATATTATATGTTTCAAGAGTAACAGATCCTAATGAGTATGATGAATTATTGCGAGAAGTATTATCTGCCGCTTTAGCTGCTGACATTGCTTATGCAGTTACTTCTTCTAATCCTGTAGCACAAAATATGTATCAGTTATACCAAGAGAAATTAAAAGACGCTAGATTTGTAGATGCTACTGAAGGAAATAATATTAATCCAGATTTAGGATCTTCTTCTGTTATAGATTCAAATACATTTATTAACTCAAGGTTTTAGATATGGCACGAGTTGCAGTGCAATTAACAAACTTCACAGGCGGTGAATTATCACCACGCTTAGATGGAAGAAATGATTTAGCCAAGTACGCATCAGGTTGTAAGACTTTAGAAAACATGATTGTCTATCCGCATGGTTCTGCTGCTAGACGTTCTGGTACTAGCTTTGTTGCTGAAGTAGAAAACTCTGCAGAGAAAACAAGATTAGTACCTTTTGAATTTTCAACAACTCAAACGTACATTTTAGAATTTGGTAATGAGTATATTCGTTTTTACAAAGATGATGGTGCAATATTAGAAGCTAATAAAACAATCACAGGTATTACTCAAGCTAATCCAGGTGTAGTATCTATAACAGCTCATGGTTATTCTAATGGAGATACAGTTGTTATTTCTGGTGTAGTAGGCATGACAGAGGTTAATGGCAAACGATTTAAAGTAGCAAATGTAAATACTGATGATTTTGAACTACAAGATATAGATGGTGTTGATATAGACACTACTTCTTTTACTGCGTACGCATCTGGTGGTATTGCTAATAGAGTTTATCAAATTGCAACTACTTATTTAACTGCAGATCTATTTCAAATTAAATATGCTCAGTCAGCAGATGTTATGTATTTATGTCATCCTGAATATTCAGTTAAAAATTATCAAGAACTGGACATACCTCTTGGACTATTACAGAAGTAGATTTTGATAATGGTCCATACTTAGATGATAATATTACAGCAGTAACTTTAAGTTCATCTCAACATACAGTAGGAACTGGTAGAACTTTAACAGCTTCTGCTGCTACCTTTGTTTCAACAGATGTAGGAAGATTAGTACGATTTAGAGATGGTTATGGAAAGATTACTGCATTTACTAGTTCTACTGCTGTTACTTGGACTATTATTAAAGATACAGGTTCTGGCTCTGCTTCTACAGATTGGGGATTAGGTGCATTCTCAGATACTACTGGTTATCCTTCTTGCGTAACTTTTTATGAACAACGATTAGTATTTGCAGGAACAGAAGCTCAACCACAAACATTATATTTTTCAAGATCAGGTGATTATGAAAACATGGATGAGAATAGAGGTGGAACGATTGCAGATGATGATGCTATTATTTATACTATTGCTTCTAACCAAGTTAATGCAATTCGTTTTTTATCTGCAACTAGAACTTTAATTGTAGGAACTGTAGGTGGAGAATTTTCAGTATCAGGTGGTGGTACTGATGATCCTGTTACACCTACGAATATATTAATTAAGAAACAATCTAACCATGGCTGTGCAAATATAGATGCAATACCAGTAGGTAACGTTACTCTGTTCTTACAGAGAGCTAAAAGAAAGATTAGAGAACTAGCTTATAACTTTGACGTAGATGGATATGTTGCTCCTGACATGACAATCCTTGCAGAACATATTTCTGAATCAGGTGTTAATGAAATGTCATACCAACAAGAACCAAATCAAATCATCTGGGGTGTACGAGAAGATGGTCAGTTAATTGGTTTAACTTATCAAAGAGAACAGCAAGTAGTAGCTTGGCATAGACATATATTTGGTGGTGCATTTAGTACAGGTAATGCAGTTTGCGAGACTATAGCAACCATTCCTACTAATGATAAAGAATATCAAACATGGGTTATTGTTAAACGTACTATTGATGGTGCTACTAGACGTTATGTAGAATACTTAAATGAATTTGACTTTGATGAAGATGATGACACTAGTTTTAATTTCTTAGATTCACAATTAGCTTATGATGGTTCTGCAACTACTACGATTAGTAATTTAGATCATTTAGAGGGACAAGTAGTATCAGTTCTTGCAGATGGTTCTGCTCATCCTGATAGAACAGTAACTAATGGTTCTATAACTTTAGCAAGATCTTCTACTAAAGTAAAAGTAGGTTTACCTTATACATCTATATTACAAACTATGCGAATAGATGCTGGATCTCAAAATGGTACATCTCAAGCTAAGACAAAAAGAATTTATAATATTACAATACGATTGTATGAATCTATTGGTGTAGAGGTAGGACCAAATCTAAACAATATGGAATCTATTCCTTTTAGATCTTCTGCACAATTAATGAATGAACCTATCCCTGTATTTACTGGGGATAAAGAAGTAGAATTTAGAGGTAATTACGAAACGGATGGACATATATTTGTTAGGCAAACTCAACCTTTACCTTTAACAGTTTTATCGTTATATCCAGAATTAATAACTAATGATGGATAATATATTACACATAGTGCCTTATATTGCAAATCATGGTAAGATAATTCTATCTAGCCAAATGAACCATGCATTAATGGATAAGGATGCTGCGTTTGATGGAGAAACAATGAACTTGGAACAACCAGGATTAGCTTTTACTTGTATGATTAATAATGAACCTATTGCCTCTGCTGGAATGAAATTATTGTGGGATGGTGTTGCAGAAGGTTGGGTACTAGCTACTTCTAAAGTTTGGAATCATCCTTTGGTTATTGCTCGTGCTATTAAAAAGAATTTTGCAAGATTAGCTATGGAACATAAGATACATAGAGTACAGACTGCAGTACGTGCTGAATTTGGTATTGGTATCAAGTTTGCCAAGTGGTTAGGTTTGGAGAATGAAGGTTTAATGAAACGATATGGTTTTGATGGTGCTGACCATTATAGATTTGCGAGGTTGTTCTAATGGGTTTTGTAGCAGCATTACCAGTTTTAACTAAAGTTGCATTAGCCACTTCTGCAGTAAGCACAGTTGCTGGAATACGACAAGCAGGAGCTGCTGGTAAATTTAACCAAGCAGCAGCAAATAGAACAGCAAATGTAAAAGAACAAGAGGCATTAGCATTACAGAATCAATTAGATTTTGATTTAAAACAATTTGATAAAGATTATATAAAACTTGTAGGTCAAACAAATGTAGCTATATCTAAATCAAATGTTGTTCTTGGAGAAGGAACTGCACTTAGAATAGCAAGAAAAAATGCTGAAGAAGCTGAATTACAAAAAATGTTATGACATATAATTCAAAAGTTGCTCAATCACAAAGAATAGAGGAAGCTAACTTTGCAAGAATACAAGGAACTATAGCAAAACAACAAGCAACGATGCAAAAATTCAACTAGCATCTTCTTTTGGTTCTAGTTTATTAACATCAGGACAAAAACAACATAATGCCAAAAATACCTACTTTTACTACTGAATCAAGAATAGCTGCAGAAACTCCTAGCGTTGCACAAACACCACAAATATCTCCATCAATGAATATTGCTTCTGCTTTAGCACCTGCAACTAAAGGTTTAATGGACTATTATGCTAGAGAAAAATTTACAGCAGATAAAACAGAGGCATTAGAATTAGAAAATAAAGCTATGGTAGATCTTTTAAATTTAAGATCAGAATTAGAAAAAATGCAAATCCAGATTTATCTATTAAAAGTTTTCAAGATGAATCTAATACTATATTAGAAAATTATTCTACAAAAGCAAATAACTCAAGAGTTAAAAGTTTATTTAAAAATAATTTTTTAGCAGAAATACAAAAAGCATTCCTAAAGTTAATGAATCTAATAGACTTAATTTAGAACAAAGTAGGATTAATGGTGATAATCTTAAAATTACTAGAATGATTACTGATGCAAATATTCAAAAAATAGAACTCAAA